TATTATCCACTTGTCAGCAATGAGGCTGAGATCACCCAAGCAAACATCATGAGCACGAAATACATCAAAATCAGCGACGGCCAAAATGAGTTTCTCGCCACCGAAGCGAGCGTGAATGCAAACCCATTTGCCAAGTCCGACCCGAAATACTGCGAGCACCTAGACACTCCGTTCGCGTCAGGCTTTGGCTACGATGACACTTCCAAATACCCGGAGGGCATCGAAATCGTTGGGTTTGTCGAAATCCCATGACCTTCGCTGAACAACTCAAAGCCCACCGCCAGCGCCTCGGACTCACGCAGTCTGAGGCCGCTGCCTTGTTGGACGTGCCCGCCCGCACTTATTGGGAATGGGAGTCTGGCAAGACGACTCCCCACGCCATCACGCAAGAGGGGGCCATTGCAAGGCTATCGAAGGCCAAACGACCCCCGAAGGAATGAGAACGATGATTTATGTGCATGGGGACGGTGAGCGGGTGAAAAGCCCGCTGGATGTCGGCGCGTGCCTTCCTGCCAACGTGGTGCCGTTTGAGCGTGCGGCTTGACGATGGGGAGGGTTTAGGGGACTATGGGGGAAATGACCCCGAAAAAAGCCAAGCCCGCGGCCGGTGCCCGTGCTGGAGACGTGAAGGGGCCGCCTGTGAAGCGTGGGAAGACTGCGCAAGGTGGCTCGAAGCGTGCTCAGCACGGCGAGAAAGGCGTGAGGGCAGAGGGCAGAGGGCAGAGGGCAGAGAGCCAGAAGCCCAAGGTGAAGCGGAAGGTGAAGGCCAAGGCGGGTGCGGGCAAGAGTGCCAGCATCACTTTGGAGGCCAAAGCGCCGGTGAAAGCGAAGCCGTGGGAGGCGTCGCAGGCGCTGCCGGACGGGCAGCAGGAGCGGTTTTGCCAGTTGATGGCGTTGGGGGCGTATTCGAACTACTCGTGCTATTTGCAGGCCTACCCGAATTCGTCAGCCGAGGCGGCGAGATCGTCATCGAGCGATCTCCTGACAAAGCCTAACATCCGGGCGCGAATTGACGCCCTGCGAGCGGAAGCATTGAAAGCGGTCAAGATCACACTGGAGGACCAGTTGCGGTGGTATAAGACCGTGCGTGACACGCCTGTGGGCTATGTCGATGAGGAGTCGCCGCTGGCGCAGGAGGTGCAAAAAGAGATTGAGGGCACCGAGGAAACGGGGCCCATCCTGAAAGTGAAGATCAAAACGCCGTCCAAAATGGACGCCGCGCGGCAGATCGACAAGCTCATGGGCTACGACCGGGACAAAGACGACCCCATGGCCAAAGCGGTGGACACGATGGCGGAAATGGTTCGCATGATCCGGGAGGGCAAGAAGGCATGAAGCCACTGACCCGCGAGCAGCAGGAGGTGCAGGAGCGGCTGCAGGACCCGTGGTGGCGCCTGAACAACCTTTACCACATCATGCCTGAGGGTGGCGGTTTGCCCATTCCGTTCCGGCCTCGGCCCGAGCAGCAGGTGATCTACAAGCATCTGCTGGAGACGCCGCAGATCCCGGCTTTCATCGTGAAGTCGCGCCGTTTGGGTTTTTCCACGGCGCTGGGCGTGTTTGCGGTGGACAAGGCGACGTGGAACGTGGGCCAGAAGTGCATGCTGGTGGACATGACGCAGCCGGACGCGTGGAAGAAGATGCGTGAGATCATCCGTTATGCCTTCGATACGATGCCTGCGCATTTGAAGCCGCTTTTCAGCAATCCGAAGCGCGAGGACAGCCAGCTTTCCATCCGGGCCGCCGGCGAGGCGGAAATGCAGGACAGCCACATTTACGCCGGGATGAACGCCCGTGGTGGTGACTGCTCGCTGCTGTGGGTATCGGAGTGGGGCAAATTCCAGAACGATGCCAAGCACCGGGAGCGCAGCGCGGAAATCAGCAAGGGTGCATGGAACACCGCGCGAAAAGGTATCCGCATCGTGGAAACGACGTGGGAAGGCGGTCGCAACGGTGAACTGTGGGAGATCATCAAGCCTATCTTGGAGAAGAAGCCGAACGCCGAGGGCAGGATTTACTTCTTCCCGTGGCATGCCGATCCCACATGCGTGAGCATCACCGGCGAGGTGACGCCCGATGTGGAGGAGTATTTCCGGAGCATTGAGGCCAAACTGGGCAAGCAGTTCAGTGCCGAGCAAAAGAAGTGGTGGGCTGTGACGAAGACCACGCAGCGCCAGCACATGAAGACGGAGTTTCCGAGCACGCTGGACGAGGCGCTGAGCAGCCCCGGTCTGCATCCCCGGTTTAGCATTGAGGCGCTGGACTGGATGGAAAAGCAGATGCGCGACACGCCACCACTGCGCGGACACCTCAAATTTGATGAGAGCCGTCGTGTGTCGGTGTTTGTGCCGGCGGCTTCGGTGCATGATGACACGGCGTGGTTCCGCGAGTGGGAGCGGCCGATGGAGGGCATGAGCTACCTCATCCCGATTGACTGGTGCACGGCCAAGCAAGTCGAGGAAGGCGACCCGGACAGCCATGCCCTGCCAGTGCTGCGAGCGGCGTATCAGGACCCGAGTGGCGTGATTCACCCGATTCGCACCGTGGGAGCCATTGAGATCGACAGCCGCACGACGCTGCTGACGTTCTGCAAGCAGATCGCGGCGATTCAGGCCTACTACGGCGATGCCATGGTGGTGCCGGAAACCAACAACATGCACGGCATCATTGAGCTCATGCGTCAGTGCAACGTGATCAACATTTACGAGCGCACGTTGCACCCGGACAGCAAGGGAGACAAACGTGTGCGCAAGGAACCGGGGTGGGACACCACGAGCAACACCAAGCCGGTGGCGGTGTCCAAGCTGGAGGAACTGATCAAGGACCACGGGTTGATCGTGGAGTGCCCGCGCATGCTGCTGGAGCTGCGCATGTTCCAGGACACGAACGAAGCGGCCACGGGCTACCATGACGACTGGGTGATGGCGCTGGCCATCGGCGTGACCAACATCCGGTTTGCCACCCGGTTTGTGGAGCGCCTGCCGGTGATCAACCCGAACCAGGGGCACATGGCGAGCAGCTACGAAGAGCGGGCGTATGGGGTGCAGTCGGAGGTTGACGGGATGCAGGTGTTTGGGTAGCGTGCGCAAGTAGTCCCATCACTCCTTCGCATGCCATGACGAATTACCTCCAGCCCGTCACCACGTCGTTTTATAACCCGCAAATTGCCAAGAACATGGAGATGGCGCGACGCATGGGTGAGATCGACCAAAACGAGATCAGCAGCGTGGCACAGGCCAATCAGGCTGCCAGCGGGCGGCTGAACACGGCAGCCATGGCGACGGCGCGGCGACGCGCTGGTGGCACGACGTTTCGCCGGCGCGGGAGTGGCGTATCAGCCAACCAACTCGTGAGCGGCCTTGGCGCCGCCAATGCTAAAGCGCTGGCTGATGCCCGCCGCAAAGCTGCTGCTAAAGAAGTAGAGGCTGGCGTGGGCTGGGAATCGCCCGTCACCACGAGTTTTGTCTCGGTATTCCATCGCTGACCGTGTCGGACCCGCTTTTGGTTACTACTATTAAGTTTTCCTGCCATGCCTTCCACCCTCTACAACCCTGACAATTAACTTTACCCGTTATGCCTTCCACCCTCTACAACCCTGACGGCACCCGCACCGGACTGCGGATCAATGCCCGCTCGCGCCGCACCAAACACATGGGCGGCGAGCCGCGCGGCGGACTGTTTACACAGCCGACAAAAAGCGAGCAAATAGCGATCAGTGAGCGGGCCCGCGCTCGCCGTGATGCCGCGGCTGCGTCCACTGCTTCAGCACCCGCTGCTTCAGCACCGGCGGTTAAAAAACCTGATGGAATGTTGGTGCCGGGTCGCGGTGGTAGCAGCGTGTGGAAGACCAGCGCTCAACTGGCGCAAGATCAGCAAAATCAAAACCGTGCCAAAGCGCGACGATTAGCCGCCGTGGGTCCTCCAAAGCCACGCCCGGCTGCTACTTTTGAAGGCGTGCGTGGTATCAAAGGTTTTGCCGCGTCGCGTCGCGCTCCGATTTAGTATTTTGCGCCGGGCAGGCGCGTTTCCACGCTGCCCAGCCGTGAGGCCGGCCGGTGCCGCTGCATGGTTTTCCACGACAGAGAACCCTTCATTGCCCCATGCCCTCGCCGTTTGCCCCTGTCCCGTTTCCCACGTCCTCCATGCGAGCCCAAGCCCGCCGTCGCCAGGCGGGTGTGCGGCTACCCGAGCGTGCCGATCCCTACGCCGAGGAAATGAAACGCATCGCCGAGGAGCAAAAAGCGCGTGCAGCCGC